GCCAGAGAACCAACTCAACAGCCCACCGGCTTCATCGTTCGCCGTGGTAAATCGCCACTCGTGTAATAGAATCTTCGCTCTGTCTATCGCCTGATCTGGAACCGCTGAATCTACACCGTAATACCACAAGTCAAGAAAGTAGGAATGCGTGCTGTGGAACATGTCGCCGTTCAACGCGAGCCTATGCCAGAAGTACGGCATGGATGGATCGGCGGGCCCCATCACGCGATAGAGAGAAACAGGATCGCCCATCACGCTCTTCATCGTTGCGTCAGATGTAATACGAGTCCATAGCGCAGTGATGATCGCTTGCCCTGTCTCAACAGCCGCCACTAGAACCACCTCTTGTTTACTTCAATTAGCATCGCAGGCTTAGCCTGATCCAACGATCTCTTCAACCAAGGACGCCCGCCTTTATTACCTGGCTTCTTCTCAAGCGCCAATCCGTATTCAAGATCCGTTCCGATAAGTAAGTCGCCACCACTAGGCAAGATACGAACGTTGCCTTTCAATCTTCCAGTTGGCACGGCTGGGAACTCTCCTGGCGCAGACGCGGTGTAGTAAGTATTTTTTGAGTCGGGTACTTTGTAGACGCGCCCAGATCGTGTGCCTGATAGATTCTCAACTGTCTGATTTCGCCCAATGTCAGCAGTAGCACGAATAGCCCTGGCTCCCGTCGCTTCGATGGCGGCTGTCACAGCTGGAAGAAAGGACACGAACATCTTAGACACTGATCTTCTCACCTTCCCTATCCTCTTCAACTAGTACCGTCGTCATTCTGCTTTCACCGTCTGCGTTCACTGGCGAACTCTTCGGCCAGTAGATCTTGAGATAGTCGTCACTCCCATTCGTGTACCACACAAACCGCGATCCGCCAAGCGTGATCGTCGGCTTATCGTAGAATCTGAATTCCTTGCGCACTACTGCGTCAAGTTCGATCTGATACCGTTGAACGGCCATCGCCGGGCTAATAGACGACACCTCGCACCAACGAGTATCAGACGAAGCCGTAACCCACGTGCCCTGTGGTGATGTGGCCGTGGTAGTCCGTGTGCCTGTGTCAATCCTTATCCGCTGGTTAGCGTTCATCCTAGCCCCGGCGTGAGTCTTAGATGGCTAATCGTATCGAACGTATCGGCCATTCCAGACTCCTCAGACTTCATCGACACGTACATGTTCTGCCCAATGCCAGACTGCGACTCTGACATCAATGCAGAACGGTTCCTGAAGTGCCGTCGTACTCGCTGATAGATCCACTGATTCACGTCTTCAGGTATCGTCTTCGATGTCAGCACGTCTCGAGCCAGTAGCGTGTCGTCATCCGAGCTAGTCACTACGATGGCGTCAGCGTTGCCGTAGTCGGCTGTTAGCGTAACAGAGCCGCTAGTGTTGGCAGCAGTCACTCCTTCGGCTCCAGTGGCACCGTAAGAGCCTCCCAGAGACGTAGAGTTCACATAGGCCGCGAAGTTGTCAGCGGTATCCGAGTCAGTAGCACCAAGCGCGAACTCCAGTTCGTCCTCATCAGCCGTCGCCTTGCAGGTGTATGTCTTGCCGTTGACGATGATATAGTCGTCTGCTACCACGCCATCGAATACGACAGTCGGCACGATCTCAGTGAATGGGTTGTTCAGGTATTCGTCCGCCTTCCTCTTGCTGGCATTGAACAGCACCTCAAGCAAGTCATCGTGATCCGATCCATCCACGCCGCAATAGGCACGCACTAGAGATGTGTATGTCGCCCACGCTAGACCTGTGTAAACTGGACCGTCTGCCATAGCTATCTCCCGACTACTCTATTCTCAACTGATTCAATCACGCGATTAGCGATGCCTTCATCCACCATCCGCGTTCCGACTTCCTTGCTGACGATAACCTCGTCTCCGGCTTCAAACTCCCTGCCTTTGATCGTTCTATCTTCTGTCAGTGTTACTTTCATCTCGCCTCCGTAAACAGAGCGCGGGGGCCAGTTATGACCCCCATTGCTGAGGAGGCAGTTACAGCCGCTCTGTTCATATCCTCTATTCCAGCACGTACTGGATGATTACGTCAACACCTGTTGCAGTGTCAGCGGCTCCACCAGTCTTTCCGATTGTGATTGCCGTTGCAGCGTCACACGCGGTATACGAAGCACCGTCGGCTAATACTGTCCCATCCGCAGAATCAGAAAGGACTGACGATTGTGTGAGATCTGCCTGAGCAAACGTCACTAGCTTCACGCCGCTTGACTGCGTTCCAAGGATGTCTACCGTGGTAGTCGTCCCAACAGCGCCGCCGTAGGCGATAGCTTTCACATCTAGGATGCGATAGCTCTTGCCTGTAACCGCAGCGAGTAGCGTCTTGCCTGCGTTGATCTCAGACACCGTGCTACGAACCCTAGTGCTGAGTACCGTTGCCGCGCTGTATGCCTGGACGTTAGTGCCAGGTGTAAGCGATAGCAGCGTTCGCATCGACGTGTAGTTTGCCGAGGCAACAAGCGCCTTCCCTGCTGAACTCGGAGTAACTGTTGCCCATACGTCTAGATCCGAGTCGTCTGGCTGATAACTTTGCGTGCTAGGCGCACGAACGTCATGGGGAAGAAGTCTGTCTGTCATAATCCCTCCCTATGCTGATGTATCGGTTACAGATACTGCCTGACCAACAGGACCGTATCCAGCCATTGCGCGTTCAAGAATGCAGCATGACCAAGTGGTTGTTTCCAGATTGGTGAAAGCTGCCCCGATGTGAGTGAAGTCGTCATCACGATCTAAGTCTTGGACGTACACCTCGAAGTCTGCCATCTGAATCAAGTCAGTTACGACCAGCTTGGCAACAGCGGACTCAGTGATGTCGAATGCTCCGGTTCCGTTATCAGCACACAATACCTGACGGTCACCGCCGCCTGGCTCTGTGCAAGTGATCGTGACCGTGCCGGTATCAGCAGCAGCCAAGAGTCCAGGCACACCATACGCCGTGCTGTTGATGCACGCTGCGATGGATGCGCCCTCGGCAGTTGCGTTACCTGACTGATCCCACTCTCGCTCTGACAGGTTCTCAGCAGCAGCCGCGGTAAACGTCAACGCAGTACCAGCCGTCAAGGTACCTTCGCCGTTGAAGTAATACGGCGTAAGGATCAACGTGTCTGCCACGGACGTAGTACCAGCACACGCGATCTGTGCCATGTTCACCTTGCTTCCCTGTGTGAACGTCAGAGCCGCGCCTAGTGCCGCCGCATCCGAGCCAGTAGCATCAGTCGCTTCATATACTGTCAACGTAGACGTAGCCCCCGTGAGCTGCCCTCGGACGATCCCGTGGAACTTAGCTTTGGCGAACGTATCCATTCGGAAGTATTCGCCGGCAATGCCCGTTGCGTTGTCGCTGGGCTTGATACCGCAATCTACTTTCACGCCTTCTCTAATCATGTGCATATCAGTTCTCCTCGCCCCGTAGGGCTAGACTTCTCTCTATGCTACGTCAGTCAGTTCGATGAACGGGCTAACGGTATTCGTGCCATCTCGAAGCGTGAGCGGGGAAGTAATCCACGGTTTCGCATCGTCGTAATAGCTAACCTTCAAAGTCTCTTCGCCCTTCTTGAATCCAAGTATCCCCATATCGGACTTGAGCGTTGCGCCCATTCCAGGCTTACGCATGTAGTAGTCGAGGTTGATCAAACGGAGATCACCTTGAGTACCAAGCGGCGGGCTGATCTCGTTGAAGAAGATAGGCAGGCCAACCAATGTAGGATTAGGAATGCCGTCACGCGCATTCTGTGCCCACATGATAGTTCCGTCACCGTTAGTCAGCGTCATCAACTGAGGAAGCATCGTAACGCTCTGACACAGCCACACGAACTTTCCACCGCCATTCCTCATCATTCGTGCAATCATGTTGACTAGATCGACGTAGTTCACCTGGTTGGCTACGCTACGTGCGATGGAGATCATTGCAGGACTAGAAGCGAATCCCTTGTACTCACCAGCGCCAGTTCCCGTCTGGATCTTGCCATCACGCTGTGCGAGGATTGCGCCGTTGATAAGCGGCTGCATCATCGAACCCATCTGAGGCGTGTTTGCCTGTGATTCTTCAGATACAGTCCAGAACACTCCTGTCTTCTCAGGTTTGAAGTTCACCGTCAAGAGAGTTGGATAGTCCGTCTCATCCAGGTCGGCCAATTCCTTAGACGAATAGACAGCAACGCCACCATAGATACCCTTTGACCCAGATTGGTCAAACATATTGAATGTGTACTCTGCATTTGGAGGATCTGTCTCGGGGAGATTGCGAATCATCGAAGACATGAATTGCTCATTCGCCGGGATCTGAAGAAGCTCGTTCGAGAACTGAGGGCGCATCCAGAAGCCGCCGCCAATGCCGGTCAGCGTGCTAAGTCCACGTCGCTCGACCTCTCCCTGGTGCATCTTCAGTAGGCGCTCAGGAACTCCCATACCACCAGCACCGCACGAACGTACTTCGGCAATCATATCATCAAAGCCGCCTGCTTCGTCACCATAGCCGTAGTCTTCCTCACGGGTAGCGGTTGCGACTGCGCTAGGCGCTTGCTGTTCTTGGATCGCAGCCGTGAGCCGCTCTTCAACAGCCGTCAGCTTCTCGTTCATCTCTTCGTAGTGAGCGTCAGCGTCGCCAGTCCGTTCCTGAATCCGGCGATCGACTTCCTCTTTCACCGTCTCGGGGATACCTTCAAGCGCATCACCGACGCCCTTGAGTTGTACCTCTACGCGCTCTAGTGCTTTGTCCTGCTCTGTTCGTTCATCGTCCATCTCTATCAACTCCTCAATTTAGCTATTCTGTCAACCTGCGTTTGGATACCTTGCAAGTGGTTCCCCGGCTTGCCTTGCGGCTCCGTTCGAGTGTCGTTGGACGGCTCAAGGAGTGCGTCTAGTCGATCCATCTGCGATCGTATGCCATCGGGAATGAGCATCGGCTCTTCCTGTGGCTCTTCAATTCTCACTCCCGTGATAACAGCCTTCTCATTGGATGCAAAGTTCGCTGTCACCGGCGAGATCTCATATAGCTTTACTTCGGTGTAGTGCAGGACTTCTCTACCGTCCTCGCCCTTCACCATCTTGCTCTTGATACCTTGGAAGGAATGGCTCATCTGAGTGATGTAGCCTTTCTTAATCCCGCTGTATACCTCAGCGCCGCGCTGTACGTCGAGATCAAGCTGCCCAACGAAGCGTAGCCCGTTCTCATCTTCCTCGAGAGTAGCGAGCCCAATCGGCGTAGCAGCATCGTGCATCCACACCATCGGCGCTCTGCCCTTGCGTTCCTTCAGCGTCTTCTTAAATGATCTCGCGTCGAATATGGTTTCGTGAGAATCTTCCACACCGAACACAGAGGCAAGTCCTTCGATTCGCCCTGGCTCGCCATCGTCCTCCGCGACCCTTACCTCGAATGCTCGTTCTGGCTGTGTCATGTTTCTCCCTATGCTGCTGCTAGGAATCCTTCGCCTACTGGTTCCCATTTCGCGTGCCAGTGAAGCTCGCCGGTTCCTGTATCAGCGCATGTGTGAACGAATCGTATGTATGTGGCAACGTGCGCCCCTGCTGTCCTATCTTCAATAACCCTAAATCCCTCTTCCTTAACGTCTGTCTGGTCGAATGGCATAAGTCCCCCTACTGCATTAAGTGCGCGTGCACTGTGACAGTAGTACCAGTCGCAGAGGCAGCCGCAGACGTGCATCGTATGATGAAGAACATCGCACCCTCATCAGTCGTTGCCTCCTCGTAGCTTGTCGACGAAGACGTAACCGACGTTCCGATCAGAAATACGCCAGGATCTCCTACCACAGATGTGATAGCAGGCGCGCCGTAGATCGTCACCGTTACGTCTTTGTCACTTGGATTGTCTACGCAGTATGTGATGTATCGCTTGCCCATCGTGTTGAAGATCATCGCATGATAGTCGGTATCGTTCGCCTCATACGTCCCAGTCACAAGAGCAGGAGCCATCGAATCCCTCAACCCAGTCGGGCCGGGATGTGTCATCGTCGCTGTAATTACTGTGTCAGCCATATCTATCACCTACTCCTATTTGTCTATGTCCTCGCCAAGAATCGCGCTTGCCTCTTCGCATAGCTTCATCCCGAAGATTTGATTCCCAGAACATATATCCTTCTCAGGCCACAACTCAGATGCCTTTTTAGCGATAGTTCGCCACGAGCAGCACGCGCTCCCATCAGTTCCGCATCGCCACGTCTTTATCTGCTCTGCTTCGCTGTGATTCATCTATCCCGCCTGCCCTAGTGCGCTGTCGATTTGATTCCGCGCTATATCGTTCTGTCGTTTATCAGCAAGCGTCAGCCTGTCTTTACCTTTAGCATGTCGCCGTGGATTGCCGCATATATAGCACGAGCAAGGAACTCGTGTTCGCCGTAGCTTCTTCTCGTACTCAGACCCAACACACCACGGCTCAGTTGCCAAGACATCAATCCAGCGTGCTTGGCGTCTGGCCTTCTTCTTCGCAACTTGCAGGTTCAGATAGTTCATCGTCCGCTCCTGTAGAGCATTGCGCACCTACAGTTAACATCGTCTGTACCATCACCGGCATAGTCAGCACCGTCTTGGAATACGCCGTCGAACGGTATGAAGCCCTCGCCGCTGTTCGCAACGTGCGCATCTCTAACTCGATTGTCACCGGCATCGCTCCATGCCTTCTCTTTCGCCACGCCTGACTGCTTCGCGCCGTTGTGCATCGCTGTGCCTGACGCTTGGTGAACCTCAGTACGTGCGATCATCATTGCCCTGTATACGTCTGTGCCTGCTTCCCATCCGTTGTAGACGCCCCTGATGCTCTTGGCTATCTGTACGTTGCTAGAGCCGTCCTTGATACCTTCAAGCACGATAGCGCGTATCTTCTTCTTCGTCGTCTCTTGGATGTAGTCGATCTGAGAGGCGACTTGTGCATTCACGTACTTCTTAATCTCGTCATCCCACGGATCGTACTCGCGTGACTCCATGCCTCCGATCGTTCGCTTCGTCAGTTCGTCATACGTCTCCTGGCCGAAGTCCTCAATGACTGCTCTGTATACGGCGGTGAGTGTCTTTATCCACGCGCCGCGCTGCGATTCAATAGCCGCGTCGGTATCTTTCCGTCCATTTGTGACAGCTTTGACCACCGCTGACGACTCCACCGTAAACAGAGAGCTGATCTTGTCTGCCACCCCACGCTCCCATCCTTGGCGCTTACGATCCACTGAGCGGTATAAGGCGTCAGACTCCGCAGACCTCGCAGATAACTCAAGGATGCGTGCACGTTCATTACGTGGCATTCTCATGAGTTCCGTTGCCGTTGATCGTTCAGTAGCTCTAGTAGCACCAACTGGAAGTAGTGCGACTGGCAGGACTCCAACGTCTGGGCAGTCAGCCTCATCGAAGCCAAATCCGAGTAGCTCGTTGATTGCCTTTGTTGAGATGCCCATGTCGAAGTATTTCTTCCCTTCTTCGGCGTTCTCTCTCCGAGCTTCAACCATCGGCAGCGATTGCGATAGATCGTAGTCGAAGTAGATGCCGTCGAAGTGTCTATTGGCGAGTTGGATATTCAACGCACCTTTGAGCAGATTCAGCTCAGGGATAATCGTATCCTCCCAAGCTGCTCGCTTCATCGCTCGTGCGTTCTCGTACTTGGCAGGCACAAGCCCGATTGCCTCAGACGATACGCCAAAGCCAGCGCACAGCTCCTGGTTCGTTAGGTTCGTGCCGCCCATGAAGTCCATGTCTTGCGGCGTCGGCGTTGTAGGCGTCCACGACTTGCCATCCTCAATGACTAGCAAGCGTCTAGCGTTCGCCGGGCCTTCCTTCGTTTCCTTGATCTGCTTCATGAGGCGTTCATACTGTGCCGTCTCTAGCTTCTCAGTAGCAAGCACACCACTCGGCCACATTCCATTCTTCATTGCGTTATAGTTGAAGTCAGTGTATGCGTTGCCAGTGTCAACCAGTCGTGCGTTCGCTCTTAGCACCGGCATCCCGAATAGATCATCGCTCGGACTGTAGTTCTTGATATGCACGATCTCTTCTTCATCGAATGGTACGGGGGTCTCACCTGGTAGCGTGTAGAAGTAGACTCGCTTGTCGCGGTAGGCTTTAATCGACACCCTATCCGATCTCAGAGGATCTAGCCGGATGCTGTCGCT